TACCTTGATCTGAAGGAGGACATCACCAACAAGCGAGCACGGGAGCACTTGCTCAAAGAGCTTGCTGATCTGGTGTACGTGTGTCATCAGATGGCTGCTGCGTTCGATTGGGATTTGCAGAGTGCATACAACCGTGTTCATGAAAGCAACATGAGCAAGCTTGGTGCTGACGGCAAGCCTATTTACCGTGAGGATAAAAAGATCCTCAAAGGCCCAAACTATTTTGAACCCTCTTTGATTGACCTTGTCTGAAACTACAGTGAATAAAGAATTGATCGCCCGAACTGGCCGGGTTCAAAGTTGGATTGATGATCCGACATCCCGTCTACCTGTGTCCTGCACCGTGTTTGTGGTGGAGGATGAAATGGAAGGTCCTAATGGAATCGAAGCAAGCTGGAGATTCGTCTCCCACGCTCTCAGATACGGAGCTGGAGTTGCTGTACACCTGTCTAAATTACGTCCTAAAGGAGATGAAAATGGTCGAGGACTCGTGGCGTCAGGCCCTGTGTCATTCGCCAAGATCTACTCAACTTTAAATGAAATCCTGAGGCGTGGAGGCGTTTACAAGAATGGGGCTGTTGTTTGTCACCTTGATCTATGCCATCCTGACGTACTCGACTTTGTCACTGCTAGTCGAGCTGATCTTCCCTGGGTCAAGCGGTGCGTCAATGTTAATCCGCACTGGTGGGAACTTGCTACGAAAGAAGTTAAGGATGCGTTGATCCTTGGCATCAAGCGTGGTGACATCTGGCTTAACAAAACAAAGGTTGATGCATTTGGCCAACGAATTTATGGAAACGTCTGCCTTGAGGTCTACCTCCCCAGCCGTGGGACCTGCCTGCTCCAACACGTCAACCTTGGAGCCTGTGAGATCGGAGATCTGCAGGAGGCATTCACTCGTGGGATGCAAGAGCTGTGTGCTCTCCATGCCAAGACAGGGGTCGGAGAAAGCGGTGAGTACCTAAGCCCTGAGATCGACCGTCAGGTGGGTCTTGGAATGCTTGGCCTAGCCAACCTACTCAAGAGATACAACGTCTCTTACAGCGCCTTTGCGGAGGCTCTCAAGACCTTTGACGATTCTCCTGCTGGTGTTCTCGCTACTGAATTTAAACGTGCTATTGAAGGTGCTGCCTCCATTGCTCGTAGCAACGGAATGGTCCGAGCGTTTGCTATCGCGCCAACGGCATCTTGCTCCTATCGATACTCCGACCTGGATGGCTTTACGACGACGCCGGAGATTGCTCCTCCTATCTCACGATGGGTGGATCGAGATAGCGGTACGTTCGGAGTAGAGAGCTTTGATTATGGTGATGTTGAGATCGCATCCGAAGTGGGCTGGGATGCCTACATGGGTGTGGCTAACGGCATTGTCTCTTTGCTTGACAAGACGGGACTTCTTCACGGTTACTCGTTTAATAGCTGGTCCGACGTGGTCCTCTATGACGAGGCGTTTATCGAAGAGTGGCTGCAATCCCCGCAGACCTCCCTTTATTATTCGCTTCAAGTAATGGCTGATACTCAAGATAAGTCTGATGCTTATGCAGCTTTAGATGCTGCAGAAGTGGAGAATTATTTGGAGTCGCTGCTTGAAGAATCTGGTAAACCTATGTGTGATTGTGCAGAATGAATCCGTATCAGAAACTTCTAAACCGAAAGAGGAAATGGACGCCAGTTCAAACAATTGCTGGGCAACTTAAAGATGGTGCTGAGGAGACAATCTATCGAGCACTGGCTATTCGGCATATGGAACTGCCGGTTGGTGAGTTTATTGAAGAGGCTCTTAAGCGTGAAGTCCCACAGATGTCACGCGAACTGTTGGAGTCAAACATCCGTGATGAAGAGAACCACGACCTGGCTCTTGGTTACATCGCCAATGCTATCGGAACTAATCCTAAGGCTGAGGCGGAAGCCCTGCGGCTTCGAGCTGCGTGGGAAGCGCATCCTGATCACACGATCCTCAAAGCACTGGTGGCCGAACGTGCGATCTTCTTTGTTTTACTCCCGTTCTTTCGATTTAATGGTGACGCTGGTCTACGAACAGTATCTGCTGACATCTCCAGGGATGAGCAGATCCACGTAGCCTGCAACTCATTAGTGTGCGAAGAGTTGGGGTTAAAGCCGTCACAGTCGTTGGACAAACTCCGCAAAGCGACTGTGGCTTGGATCTTTGAACCGATGGCCAAGAGTACCAGTGATAAGTTCCTGGATAAAGACTTTTGGCTGAGGTCAAGTGACCGTCTGATGTATGAGGGTAAGGCACCTGAATTGTCAGACACTAAGCGGGCTCGTATGCCCTCTTTCTTTGAACATGCAAATCCAAACCTCCCACAATACGCTTAGTCTTGGTCTAACTGTTGAGAAGTTGTTGGCTGATATGGAGGAAACATTTCCCATGTTTCTCCCACAGCCTAGTGACCCGCAGAACCTGATCATGTACAAGAGTGGCCAACGTTCCGTTGTTGAGTGGGTGCTAAACCGTATTACAGAGGATTAGTAAGATGGCCGGGAAGTATTCCTTAAGCCTAAAAAGTTCAATGGGGTCTTCTCCTATTGTTCTCGGGAAAAACCAATTTTGGATTAACCCGCTAGCTCAGTCCCAATCCGCAAGTAATCCTTTGGCCATCAATCAAGCCGCCTCAGCACCTAATTGGGGTAGCTGGCAGCTTGGTGATGCCACTGTTACTGAACACGCTGGCCTTATTGACTCATACTACCGAAATTATTTTGGTAGACCTGCACAAGGTACAGAGATCAGCGACTGGGTCTCAACAAATAAAACGCCAGCCGAAATTGAAGCTGGTCTGCGTGATCACCCCGACGCCATGTTTCCAGGAGGAGGCGGTGGCGGTGGTGGATACGGTGACTACGGCGGTGGTGGGCAGCAGATGCCTATGCCAATGCAGCCTCCTCAAACCTATGCCCCAGGTGGAGCGTCAGACAGCATTGAAAGCAATGCGATGGGCTTCAAGCGGAAGCGTTCGGCAGCGCGAATGGCTGGCCTTACCACCAAAGGGACAAGTCAATTCAAGATCGGTGGCCAATCTGCCCGATCCTCCGGTCTTAATATCGGAACTTAATAATGAATGCTCGTACACGGTATGACCATCTCACACGTCACCGCACCCAATTTCTAGACGTAGCAGTACAGTGCTCAAAGCTCACCCTTCCATATCTTATTCAAGAGGAAGAGGTGAGTGGACGCAACACTTATCGTAAACTCATTACCCCGTGGCAAAGTGTTGGCGCGAAGGGTGTAGTTACTCTGGCATCTAAATTGATGCTAGCTCTACTTCCCCCTCAGACCAGCTTCTTTAAACTTCAGGTCAATGATTCAAAGCTAGGTGTTGAGATCCCAGCCGAAGCCCGATCCGAACTGGATCTGAGCTTTGCCAAGCTTGAACGTATGGTAATGGATTCGATTGCTGCAAGCAGTGATCGTGTTGTTATTCACCAAGCAATCAAGCACCTCGTTGTAGGTGGCAATGCTCTGGTCTACATGGATAAAAAGAACGGGTTGAAGCTTTACCCACTGAATCGCTACACCGTAGATCGAGACGGCAGCGGTAACATCATCGAGATCGTCACTAAGGAGCGCATCAGCAGGAAGCTATTGGGACCTTTGCTTGAACCAAAGCCCAATTCTCCAGGTGATGGCGGCTCAGATAATGAAGAAGATGTAGATGTCTTCACCCACGTCCGTAAGGACAACAACCGTTGGATCTGGCATCAGGAAGTACTGGATAAAGTAATTCCTGGAACCATGGGTAAAGCTCCGTTGGATGCCAGCCCCTGGTTGCCTCTGAGGTTTAACACAGTAGATGGTGAGTGCTACGGCAGGGGTCGAGTCGAGGAGTTCCTTGGCGATCTTCGATCCTTGGAAGCATTGATGCAGGCCCTTGTAGAAGGCTCTGCTGCCGCCGCCAAGGTGGTCTTTGTTGTTTCCCCGTCCTCTACTACTAAACCTGCAACCATCGCTGCTGCAGGCAATGGTGCCATCATCCAGGGACGACCTGATGATATCGGCGTCATCCAGGTTGGTAAGACTGCTGACTTCAGGACTGCTGCTGAGATGGCAGCAACGCTTGAGCGTCGGATCAGCGAGGCCTTCCTTGTGATGAACGTCCGTCAATCTGAACGGACTACTGCCGAAGAAGTACGGATGACCCAGATGGAACTGGAGCAGCAGCTTGGAGGTTTGTTCTCCCTGCTGACTGTTGAGTTTCTGATTCCGTATCTGAACCGCAAGCTCAATGTGATGCAACGTGATGGGGAGATCGTTCGCCTGCCTAAGGGTTTGGTACGTCCAACCATCGTGGCTGGTATCAATGCTCTTGGCCGTGGTCAGGATCGAGAAAGCCTCACTGCTTTCTTGACGACTATTGCTCAGACGATTGGACCAGAGGCACTTGCTAAATACGTCAATGCTGACGAGGCAATCAAACGCCTTGCCACATCACAAGGCATCGACATCCTTAATCTCATCAAGCCTGCTCAACAGCAGCAGCAAGAGATGCAACAACAGATGGGTCTACAAAAGGAGATGGCATTGGTTAATCAAACTGCAGCTCTTGCAGGTACGCCGATGTTTGATCCAAGTAAGAACCCTGATGCAATGAACCTCATCAATGGACAAACAGCAGCCCAGTCGGCCCCAACGGGTCAAGAACAAGCCCCTCCCCCCGGTTTCCAACCCCCTGTCT